GCAACTTCTTGATTCACAGCGACGCCACGACCAGTGATTTTCAATTGTGCCGCAAACATGTCATTGGCCCATGTTGACGCCAGCGAACCGTGATGAATTGCGTAAACTTTTGTCTCGGGATATTTCGCAACCAGTGCTTGAAGTCCTTCGCCAAAACCCCACACCAAAAGCATTTCACTTGCCGCCGCCAACTCTTCGATAGCCTGCAAGCCATTCCGAATGCCGCTGCTGTAAATAGTCGGTGATAGCACTGCCACACCGCTGATCGCTGCACCGAGTGAGTGTGTCATTGTCCGCAAAAACGTCTCGGCGCCGCCGACCTTTTGAATAGAAGTATAGGCAATTCCAAGCTTATTCGGTTCAAACGGAAGCAATGACGCCCTGAGCTCTTTGGCTTGCACTGCACCGCACTTGCAGGCAATGGTTGGCTGCGGGTTTTTGAGCCTGATTTCGCGTCCGCAGTTTTCACAAGTAAAAAGAAAAGCTTTGGCTTGCATCATGGTGGTGGCGGTGGTGGTGGCTCAACTTCGCAGGGGTCGTAATTTGGTGCTTCGACACTTACCGTAGCGTCAGCAAGTTGACACGTATAATCCCAATCGTTGCAATCCCAGGTAAACGTCGGTGGCGTCGTTGGACCGTTAATTTTTTGTCTATACCCAGCAAAAAACACTGCGTTTCCGCCGGTAAAATTAGCGACTGGGTAGTAACTCGTTTCACTGCAACCTGTGTAGGCTTTGACACCGTTTGCAAATTGGTAAAGGTACATTTTCTGCGTTGCCCAGCCGCTAACATTCAACGGTTGTCGCACAACATGCGATAGGACGACCACAATGTAATGACCTGGCAATAGCGTGTAGTTGTTACAAATATGCCACTGCCCAAATATTGTAAAGGCATTTGGCAAGCTCAGCACATTGACAAAGCCAGCGGTGTACGATTGCTGATAGTTTGCAAAGCCTGTTTCTATGTAGACATTTCGTTCCGAGATCCACGGTCCACAAGCAAAAGTCGGTGGAATGTTGCATCCGTCGCTTGGTAAAATACCAGTAAAATTTGGGCTTCTAAGCGTCCATCTATTGGCACAACCGTTGTAGTTGCCAGCACTTACAATTCCGCAGACCGAATCAAGCTCGTGAATAAAAGTTGTGTTAAATAGATCGCATTCACAGTCGAACGCATAACAGCAACTGCTGCCGCCACTGCTAGGACATGTGATCGCTGCACCCACTCCGCTGATATTGATTTCAAACGAATTGATGTGACGGCAATCGTCTGCCTCGGGGCAGTAATACTGGCAGCACAATGCTCGCGTATTAGTCAAACATGCGTTTGGGTAGCAACTTGGTGAGCAACAACAATCGTCTCCCAGCGCTGGTACGCCGGCACGATGCAAAGGAACGCCGTTTATATGCCTTGGTGCTTTTGCCATATTATGGTGGATCTGGGCAGTCCGAACCGCTTAACCATGTCGTCCACTGGCCGCCGCGCCAGTATTGGTAATCGTCGCCATTCAACCGCAGGTCGGTGATTGGAATTTCTTGGCATACCCAAAGACCGTTACCGTTTAGCGACGCCTTGCCGCGTGCGCCTGCTGGTACTGCTTTGTCAAAAATATTGCAAATTGTTTCGTCGGAACCAGAATCGCTAATCTGGCCAGCCGTGCCGGCATCGTCCCAAATGTCGCAGGATGCAGACCCCATCGTCAGCGTCGTTGTCCCTGTCGCCGCTGCGATCCCGCCGCCTGGTGCGACGAAATCCACGGTGCTTGGGAATCCCACATCAATGGCGTAATAAACATCGGTTTCACTCCGAATCGCATACTTCCCAAGACAAAGCAGTTGTCCGCATGGGTGCTTTTCGACGTTGTAGGAATTGGCTTTGACTCGCAATCGATCACCAAAAGCGTATGTGGTTGCGTCGCCTTGCACAATGACGACTCCAACAAACCCGACGCCTCGAGCTGCGTTGGCAATTTGCGTAGGTCCGTTGAAGATGTACGCACCGCTGCGTCCGTAACTGTCGACTGCCTGGTCGACCTCCATCACTGGCACGTTGTTTTCAATTTCGCAGTTGATCACTTGAAGTGCTGCAAATGGCGGTGCCGCCGCGCCGCTGGAATTGTAGTAGATGATTTCGCGAGGTGCTTCAAAGACTGGCGCTGGTTTTTGTCCACCCAATAGCGCAAAACCAGAGGCCCGCAGTTGCTCAAGCAATTGCTTGTATTCTCTGGCTTCGTCGGGTGAACGGAAAACACCAACTCTCGTCATTACGGTTTCTGCACTCCGCTGATATTGATGTCGAGATCCAGCAGTGCAGTGGTCGTTGCGACGCCAAGAATGGTGACAAAGTCCCCAGTTGTTAAATCAGCGTAGGGACAGATGGCACCTTTGGTTGCAGATACGACATACACCATGCCGACTGCCAAAGTCGCACCCACATCAACCAGTCCATCGATCGCAATCAAGAAATAACCATCGGTCGCAGCGCCAGTCAAAGCAATACCTTTGGTTTGTGCCTTGGTTGCAGTGTCGTTGGCGTCGCACTGGTAATACTTGTTGTCGGATGCCAAATAGCAAGGTTGACCTTGTGTGATCGCTTCGCCAGCCTGCACAAGCTGCGTTCGTGTGGCTGCGGAACCTGCTTTAACGTTTGCTGCGGTTTGTGATAGGTTAGCCATGCTAAATGAGTCCTAAAGCCTGATAAGGCAGTGATCGATACACTTGAAATTCGAGCCAATAAGCGTTGGAAGGGTTTGTTTCTCGGGTGCCATCAGATTTCAGCAGCACTGGACGCGTCATTGGTTTTCCATTGGCGTCTGTGGCTTGTACGGTAATTTGAGAACTGGTAAACGCGTCGGTGATCTTTTCGTAGAATCCTTCGTTGCGGACGCGTTTGTACCAAGCCTTGTCGTCGGTAGTGCGAATACCAAGCCTGAACTGAATCGAACCTGTCACTTCCCAATACACGTTGTCGTTGTAGTACGAGTTTTTAGCGTTGTAGCGGATGAGTCTGGCGGTGCCTGGCGGATAACCGAAGAAGGTGTCGCTGGAAACGCTGTGACGATACAACCCTGTGGTGTAGGGGTCAAACGTCAGGAAGTTGCGTTTGATTGTGACTACGTTGTCCGCGATCTTCATCGTCACGCCGTCAATGGGTTCGCCGTTGACGTTCACGATCGGTTGACCGTTAATGTCCTCGTCGGTCGGTTCATCGGTTTCGGTGTCTGACCAAGAAATTTCAGGGGGTGCGTTGAGTGGCGAATCATCTTCTCCGTTTGGCCCAATTTCGCCTTTGTAGTCGACTGATGCAATTGACATGATAGGTGACACGCGGTTGATATTCACCTTTTCACAGAAAACGAACGCTGCGCCAGGGTAGGGATCGCCAACCCGAGGCACGCCGGCTGCAAATTCGATGGTCAATCGATCGTCCGTTGCATCATGCACGATCTAGTACGCGTCGTTGATGGTGCGAATCTTTTTCTTCTCTTGGCGGGTCAAGCTGGATGCGTACCTTGACCACATGCGCGTCACGCTGCTAACTGGCATTAAACAGCCTCCGCGACGATGAAGTTTCTAGCCAGCAACTCTTCCAGAAGCTGGACCATTCGGTCGCTGGACTTGCGGGTTTCCTCTGCTGCCTCTGCTGTTTTCTGGGATGCAGTGGCAACGGACTGCATTGGCCCTTCAGACTGTCCGCGCGTCAATAAACGCGATTCGCTGGCAGATAGTTGCTGTGCGATGGACGCCTGTGCCGACGCGACGGAAGTCAAACCGCTGGTCAATTTCTTGGTGGTTTCTTCTGCCTGCGCCGGAGACTGGCTGCTACTTAAACTCAGTTCACCCGACAATCCCGACATTCTTGACGCAAATTTCTGGTTGAACTGGTCACCGAGGTTGCTGCCAATTCGGTTCATTTCACCCGAAATTGCCTCTTCGTAGGCTGTAGCCTGTCTGGCTGCAATCTGTGGCAATGCTTTTGTTTGTGCCTCAAAACCATCCATCAAACCAACCATCATGGTTTGACCGATGTTTTCCATTAGACCATCTAGACCGTTTTGCATGCCGCCACTAATCCACATATAGATCGCAGCAGCAAACTCACCGAGGTTTTTGCCAAAGTTGTTTAAGACGGTCGCCATGGCAACAGCAGCATCACGCAGCAAGTTAAACGCGTTTTCGCCAAACCATTTGATATAAGCAGGCAAAACCGTTGTAAAAGTGTATTTGGTGCCCTCAATCATCTGAGAAAACGCCAGCTTAAACGACAACCAAGCGTATTCCATGATTGGACCTAGGTTGCCAAATGCGACTTCTGCTGCTGTCACAGCAGCTAGAATGCCTTGCATAAAGCCTTGCATAATGGGACCAGTTGCGGTAAATGCTGCCGACATGTATTCAACCGCAGGTGCCAAAACTGTCGAAGCAGTATTTGCCAGCACCGTCAAACCCTGTGCAGCCATGTTGATCAGCGGTGCTAGCAGTCCACCGACTGAAACCATCAATTTTTGGATCGCTTGCCCTGCGATCTCAAGCGATTCCCCAAGCTGCTTGCCAGCAGGTGAACCCGCTGCCACAAACGCCAGGACCGAATCGCGTGCAAAATTGAAGATGGCAAAAATAGCCTGCAAACTGATCATGGCTGCTAGTAACGGTGCCACCGAGGCAGTCAGCGACATGAAACCAGCCGACATGGCGCGAGTGCTGGCGACGACGCCAGCCGACATCGATTTGACGCTGGTCGTCATGGTTGCTGTTTGAGTTGCAACGTTTTTCATGACACTGGACGCCATATCCTGCGCAGCAATCACGATGTTTACATCAGCCATGTCGGAACCGCTCCCGCTCTAGTTTGTCCTGATCGATTTGATTGCAATCGCTTTTGAACGCTAGCCAGCAATTGACCCACCAAGCCGCCTGATCCATGACGCCACCTACAATAGGCAGGTGCTGGTCTGCAAGCTGTGCCATGTTGATCTCGTCTACAATGTCTGCCACAAAACGACGTGGACACTGCGTTAGTTTCCAAGTCGCCAGCGGATCTGTTTCATCTGCAATTTCCAGCACGTTTGATTCCGATGGCTGGTCAAGGCATTGTTTCCCGCAGCCGCGGCACAACTCGCCACGCGTCAGCAATGCCGCGACTCTTACTTTTTTCTTTCTGCCTCCGACAGGTTTCCGCCTTCGGTTATCTTCTTGCCGATTTCCATCGCTTCCAAGAAACCGATCTTTTCAAGCAAACCATCCACTGAAAACGTTTCCGCCAACGTCCAGCCGATGGCCGCTTTCGTAATGATTTGTTCGACAAGGTTCATCGCCTCTTCAGGATCGCTGTTTACCTGCAGTGCTTTGATCAGCTTCACGACCTCGCGTTGCTGCTTGAAGCTCAAAACCTTACAAGTGAGACATCCACCAGTAAATTGAATGGGGTACTGCTCCCCAGGTTGCAAAAAACCCACAAAACCCCCTCATGGACTAGGCTGGCGTAAACGTAAAATACAGTTCTTCATTTTGCGTCGAACCGTTCTTGGTGCAGAGGAATTCCACATCATCTACAACAACGCGGTTTCGGTCTGCTTCCTGAATGTTGATGATTTGTGCCTTGGGTGCTGTGATACCCAGCGTTGATGTCGTTGGACCATCTAGCGTGATTTGAATCGCGTAGGGTGTCGAGGTCGTCCAGACGTTATGTCGGTTTTGAGTCGCGACAAGCACGCTTTCAGGGTTGGCGTTGATCGTCGGTCTGCGGTTCACAATGAGACCATGCAAGAAACCGCTTGCCTGCGTTGGATCTTCCAGCATGATGACTTCGTTGCCGGCATCAATGGTGATCTGTTCTACCTGCATAGCTACTGAATTGAATGTGCAGGCCGCTGCTGATGCAAAGCGTAGCGGGTTGGTGGTTGGATAGGTTGGCGTAATAATCGCAGTGTCGGTCGGTTCGACATAAATGCCTGTAAATGTCCATTCGATGGTGACAAAGCGACCTGTTGGCAAGGTCATAACCCAAGTTCCAACCGCGCCTTTGATGGATTTCAGCAACCCATTGATATACACGCCAAGGGTCAATGTTTTGACGTTGCTGCCTGGTGCCTCAGATCGAGGTTTCCACACGTTGGTGGATTCCGTCCAGCCGCAGGCAGGCATTAGCACTGAAAACACGGTTGGTTCGGTGGCGGTGCCATCCCAGGGAATATCGGTCTTGAAAGTGACGGTTGCGGTCTGGCCTTCACTGATCGAGGTCAAATAGTTGAACGATCCACTGCCTTCGCGATCAGTCATGGCAATAGATGGCTGAATCATGACATCGTAAGCGTTAAACACACCCTCGGATGCGGTCAAAGATTCTGCGGTTCCTGGTGTTGCCTCAACTTTGGCTGCTAGGGTGCGAACTCGTTTCAGTAGTGGCATATCTATTGACCTTGCGATTTTTTGTAGTTGATAGCTTTAATTCGACGATCTATTTGCTTAATCAGTTCTGGTTCGATGTCTCTGCTAGTGACCAACTTGTCGAGTTGGTTTTTGACCGTAATACCCCAAGGCGATGGACCCTGTAATTTTTGAATCGGTAGTCTTGATTTGCCTTGTCGCTGGTAAACGTGCTGTCCAAGTGCTTCAGGCATAAACGCACTTTTGACAAACTTGCGTCCCTGTGTTTTGCTGATCTTGTACCGAACCCCTGTTTTGGTCTGCTGCGCTCCAAATCTTTTGAGTGAAAGTCGCTGCGATTCCTTTTGTGTTACCTCTGCTGCCAAGTTGTCTGGCGTCGCTTTTTTAGTGACCGAAATACCTTCCTTGATCACTTTTTGGGACGTCGCTAGTTCTTTGGATACTTCCTTGGCAAGTAGGTTTTGAGTGCGTTTAGCTGCTGCGTTAACCGCTGCGGAAACCTCTTTTTTAAGTCGTTTGGGTGCTTGGTCTCCAAGTGCCCTTTGCAGTTCGTTTACCTTGTTGTCGATTCGAACGCTAATCATTACAGCGCCCCTGGTGTCACTCGAATGCGAATATTCAACGTCAACACATAACCGTCGCTCTGGCTGGTTCCATCGGTCGCGACGCGTTCCATGGTGTCACCCCACTCCGCATCAAGTGCATTTCCGTCGAAGGTAAACCAGTCGTCGAGGTAGGTTGCACCGCCTGTGACCGCCGCACGAACGTCACGCACAAACCGCATCAACTTAAGGTCGATCGCTTCGCTGTCTGTTTCACTTGGCATCAACCGTAGGCGAAGTTTTGTTTCAAGTTCCCAGCACTCGCGCGGGGGATTGCCTGGTAGATCCAGATCCTCAACGCGCGTAATGTTGGCAACCGACACAACAACCTGTGAATCCTTGGGACTCTCTGGTTTGCCTTCGGGGTCGTTGTCCGAGTTTTCGCGGGATGGAAAAACGATCTCAGATGTCGTCAGATACGCCAAACGCGTTTCTAACTCCTCAAGAACGTCCACCGCCGTTGGTTCTACTGGCATCGGAGAACAACCATTCCTTCATCTTGGTCTAGGATCTGCAAAATCGATCTTGGTTTGGGTGTCTTACCGACTCGATCTGCGATGTCGATCATGTCGCCGCCAAGGTCGATTTCTGTGGTTGCGATTCCTGTCGTCGAGTTGTTGGCTACATGCACTTCAAACACGGTCGCGACGCGGTTTTCGTCACCGCTGATTTGTTCCGCCTGCTGGCGGATGACAACTGCTGCAATGTTACGTTCAGAGACTAGGCGAGGTCGGTATGTGACCGTCTCGCCAAAGTCACTGGTGGACGTAAACATCGCAGCGTCGGTTTCAAGTGCGTCGCGAAGTGTCATCAGTTATCAGGCTGCACGTCGCTTGCAAACGATTTCCACATAGTCGATCGACACTGCGTCGACGTTGGTGTTCGCTGCTTTTTGCAACTGGATGATCGGTTGCAAACCGCTGCTATAGCCACTCATGTCAAACGTGGTCGAAGCTGCAACGCGAATTCCGTCAATGTAGAATTTCACGTTTGACTTCCCGCCAGTGAAATCAATGACAAACTCTTTGTAAGAGGTGCCGAGGGTTTGGCCTGTGGCAACATCGTCGTTGTCACGGACACCGTCATCGGTTTCAACGTAAACAGCGGTTGTGCTGCTTGCGCCAACCATCTTGAACCAAGCGTTGGCTGCTACGCTGTCAGTGGTGTCATTACGTGCGGAACCCACACCAAAAACAAGCTCGCTTCCGCTGGTGAATGTTGCAGCACCGATTTCAACTCGCATGACAACACGTTGAAT